AGAGGGAAGGGAGGGATCCTGGTGAATAGGCTAGTAACTCTTTGGCGTAATCCTGTACCTCTGTAATTACCCCTGATAGTATATCTTGTTCGGTGCAGTGCTTTAACCATGTTTTATCAGCTATTTTACTAACTCTTGCATATACTTTACTCATTATCTTTCTCCCTCTCCTTGATTTCTTTCATGTTCGATTTCAGTTAACCATACATCAAATGCTTGCTCCAAATCGCTTGGCATATCATGCAACACAACTTCCATTTTAGGGTTGTCATTCCATTCGACTAATATCTTTGACGCTACAATTTTATACTCCATTATCTTTCTCCTTTTACTTCTACTATTGATTTTTCAGAGTGTATGTAGTCCAACTCCAAAGCCTTGTTTACCCAACGGTTGTACTGGTTACGCACTCTAGATAGTTGTTCTCTCTCGTCAAAATTAGTAAGCCTTCCAAGTTTAATATTTACCAAGTCACTGTCATATACAAACATACCAAGTATGGTAACACGACATGGGTGGTCTTCGGTTTGAAACACATGAGCAATGAAGTCACCCTTACCTTTCCAATCCCACCAATGAGTGAGATTTTCAGAAGGTTGACCAAGCCAAGCATGGTAGTGTGTATCCATCTCTTTTTTGTTTTCTTGGTGCTTGTTCCAACTATATCCCCCATTACCAACATCAATAAGTGTCCACATAGCACCTATGTAACTCCACATACTTTCGATAGCATCTTTGAGGTCAGCCTTACGTTTCTTGTCAATCCTCTTCTTTGGTGGACTAAACGTAAACGTGTTACCCTGTATTACCCAAAACTTAGAGTTAGCGGGTTTGGTAAAGTGCAACTGCCTACCATCGTCTTTGGAACTTGCCTGTTTCCAAAAGTATTCACTCTTTGGTAGGAAGTAGTTAGTGGTGGGGTACAAACGTGAATTTGGTACCAAAGGCAATTGTGGTACACCACCTGATCTCACTTCTACATACTGCTTGCCACTAGTAATAATAAAACTCATACACTGAGGTAAAGTATTTTCAAGGAATGTGTATCGCGTTGCATGTGCAATTTCACCAGAGCCATTACGTACCTTCATAAACTCGTTACCCTCGTCATCAATAGACCACACTATCGGTGCAAGTGCCTCGACTTCCTGCATGGTTGGTAATCTACTAGCGTTGTGGTGGTTGTAACCACGCCAAAATGGTATTGGATCAACCTCACCGTCATTGAGGATGTACTTCTGGTCGTTGACCTTGATAATGCGTTCATGCTTTCTACCACGACTGCCTATCGGTCTAAGGTCATCTTCTTTTTTGTGGTTCTTACTGACTATGGGTTTTACTGTGTGGTATAACTTAGCAACTTCAGCAAAGGTATTAAGTGTTGGGCTTTGATATCTATATGCCATTTTTAGTTTCCTTTAGTTTGTTAGGGATTTCCCTACATTAAGTTTGAATTGACGTGAACAACTTTACCCACGTCTGGTTTAGCACTCTTGTTGTCAAGGACACACCATAGGACAGGGCAAGTCCATTGACCCCAACTACTACCTAGGTATCCATCCGTTAACACAATACATGCTTGTGGTGACACGTTATTATCCGTCATGTACTGAGGGACACACTCAACCATAGTGCCACCAAAGCCTTCTGGTTTGGTTGAGTTAATGAGATTGTCTAGTTCGTGCATCTCATACTTCTCTGCTCGACATACTTCTGTATCCCAATAGAGTATACGTACTGCACTAGGCTTGACTGTCTCTGCGATACCTTTGACTTCGGATAAGAACACCGATAGTTCGCGATCATCAATACTGCCCGACGTGTCAATGGCAAGCACTAACTCCTCGACTTTCTCTGATACACCACTAGGCATATAGATACCCATACTGATGTATCGCCTGTTAGGTTTACGCCAACTAGAGTAGTCTCGCCCTGCACAAGTCTCAGTGATAAACTCACGTAACACTTGCTTCCAATCTACTTGTGGTTGCAGTAACTCGTTAAGCTCTCGGTCACCACCACTGCCCATCTTACCTGCGATCATAGCACCTTGGCGTATTGCCTCGTCGATCTCTCTGGAAAGGGCATCTTTCTCATCGGGGGTCATGTCTTTGGCACTATCCCAATCGTGACCATCTAGGCTATCATCTTGTGGTGGTGGGTTCTCCTTGAGGTCGTGAAATACTTTGGCGGTATCCCAACCCTTGTACTTCACGTCAAAACAACCCTTGGCTAACTCACCTGTCATAGTAGCAAAGTTATCGTGGTTATCTGCGACAAGTTTAAGATTGATAACATAGTCCATAGCCATGTTCGCTAGTTGTGCGTTATCTTTGGCTAGATGTTGCCACGTTATCAAGTGCCTGTATAACTTGTGATAGTTCTCATGTAGTATAAGAAACCTAAGTTCTGCATCATTTAGTTTTTCACAGAACTCTCGCCCATACTGCTCGTTCTTGCCATCAGTACAAGCCGTTGGTACGTCATCGACAACTGTGCGTTCACCGACCATCAAAACTCCTGCGAGTGCAACGTACTTTGGGTTTTCCATGATGCCAACAACACATTTAGATACACGTTGTTCGACAGTTAGTTTTTGTCCAATACTAAGCATTTACTCCTCCTTACTTCTTATCTGCTGAAAACATATAGTTGTTTACTCTAGCCCAATCGGTGAACTTCTTGTTCGTCATCACCATTGAACGCTTGGAATACTTAGGTGACTTGATACCATTAGCAAATAGACCTTGTGCCTCTGTATCTAGTCTGACCATATAGTCCATCCACTTGTCCAACCAATCACGCTCAATAGACCCCAAGGTACGATAGACCACCATACATACTGCACTTGCACTGTCTGGCACTTTAGCATTCTTTGGATCAGTCTTGATACTTTCCAAACTTGGTAGTTGATCTGATAGTTTGATGTGAGATACCAAGTCCATAGCACCACGATCACCTATAGTACCCATCAATGCTCCTGTTAACGTGATAGTGTCCATAACATCACGCATCTTCACAATGTTAGACGCTAACTCCAGTGATCTTGGCGTAACAAACGCATCTCTCTGGGCTTGTGGGTGAAAGATGTATGGGTTTTCTTCTGGGTCTTTTATGTCCTCAAAACTGTGGAATGTCTGTGGATTATCTTTGACCCAACCAAGAACTGCATGGTCAATGTCATTGCTGATACCCCACTCTATCCACGTCATGTGGTCTGTTTTCTTTACTTGCACCACTGTCATACGATTACGTGCATGTGGTGGTAGTATGTCACCGACACCCTCGCTACCCTTGTTGGTAGTTGCAAAGATAATGCTACCCTCTGGCAGTGTGTACTTACCCATCTTGCGTTCATAGATACCACGTAGCAAAGCCGTCTTTACTGGTGGTAGTGCTTTACCGAACTCATCTAGGTTTATGATAACAGGTTTATCTGAGTGAAACCCTAGTTCTTCATTAGTTACCATCGTGACACACTCACCACCATCTGCATCTTTAAACTTAGGATACATGATATCACCAAGGTCTTTAGTTGTGCAGTCAAAGTAGTAATACTTGTGCGTTGGCATTTTCTTTTCAAGCATGTAACCAACTGCTGACTTGCCGTTGCCCATGTCACCTTGAAGTAACACAGTTTGTTTGTCACCGATTGCACTGATAAGATCAACACTTTGATCAAGGGTAACTGCATACATTGTTTTAGCTGAATTAGTCATTTTGTTTCCTTTAGTTTGTTAGGGAATTCCCTAATGGTTATATACCGATAGTCGGTAATGTTTTAATCACTTCATCAACGGAACGTTTTGTATCCAATCGTAAGTGATCATCTTCACGCAATGCTTCTGGCGTTATACCATTGAGTGCGTGTCTTAACTTCTTATGAGCCATCTCCATGTCACGATCATCATTGACATTGAAAGCTTTAAGAAGATCAAGTAATTCTGTGACGTTAGACACAAGCGTCTTGGTAAACACTTTCTTTGTGTCTCTGTCTGCATCTTCTGGGTAGTCTAGTCGTTCTGACATTCTGGATAGAGGTTTATACAGTCTATCCCACAAGTCTTTCATGGCGTTTGTGTACTGTGTGTCATAGTACTTCGTGTATTGTTCTTTCAATACTTCTGCTTGCTCGTTGCCAATATCGACACGAAAGTCACCACTCTCTTGAATGGGTATGAAGTTTAACCTCCAACCAAACTTACTCTGCATCATCTCAAGGCTAGGGTAATCATCTCTCTCAAACAAGTTACCAAGAGTAGTCTCAGCTTCACCAATACGGGTAGCGTACACTCGCATGAACTTGTCCACTAACTTCTCAAACTGTTGTTGTTTCTCGGTCATGGCTTTGGTGTACTTCTCTAGACCCATTGTTGTTACGATACGCAACCCCTGATCTGACCAAGGTAAAGTCATGGAGTAATGTGAGTTGCGTAAGTTACCTACAAACTTGTGGATAGCGTCTAGCTCTGAACACTTACCCATAATGCGTTTGTGTACGTTGGCAACGCCAAGAGATGCTGAGTTAGATACCTCGACCTCCTCACTTGCACGTTTGTCTAACTTCCTGCCTGTCCACTGCGAGACACTGAAGTCAATTAGAATAGCACTAGAACTTAGGTTCGGTGCTGATATGTTTTCGACTGCATATTCCATGTTATTCCCCTCTCTGATATTGTTTGACGTATTCTATTATAATACTTGGCTTGACTAACTTGTTATCAAGGACTTCGTTCAAGTAGTTAAAGAACTCTGCTTTCTTTTCTGTTAGGGAATTCCCTAACTTTTTGTCTACGATAACTTTACCTTTATTTTTATATTTCATATTACCTCTCCTGTTTGTTGTTAATGCCTATCAAATCACTCTTACGAGATACCACCACATAGTTTGACTTGTGCATAGGTACGACACAGAACTTAACTTCTTGTGCAAGTATCTCACCACATGACAAACATGTATTATACCCAAGTGCATGGCGTTTAGGGTTTATCTCTGCGTCACACTCAAAACATGTTAGGGATTTCCCTATCATAACTTGTTCTCCTGTATGTTGTTAGTCTTTTGATTGTACTTACAGTATATCACAAGTATCATATCGTGTCAAGGGGTGTCACATGGTGTGGTCACGTAGTAACTAGTAGTAAAGAGTGTAATGTTCTGTAATGTTCTGTAATGTTCCGTTAGGTACACTTGTAAGTCATTGAAAATAAAGTAATGTTCCAATGTTCCTTTTTTTTGGAGGTCTGAACGTGGGTAAAAACTTTTGGGTGAAAACGGAACATTAGACAGAAAAGTATAGCAAAAACCTTGTCGCTCAATAATTGCTTCAGACCTTTTTAAAAAAGGAACATTATATAATATATATATAAATAAGCTTTTTTTCTGTTACTACACACTACTGCCTACCACCATTTACCACCATTTACCACGAAACATAATGTTCCTTTTTGCCTTTAAATTTCGGAACATTAGGGAACATTAGGCCCTAAAAAAGGAACATTGCAATGTTTTCAATGACTTAAAAAGGAACATTAGGGAATTCCCTAACCCAAAAGACTCAACGCAACACAATTAACTGGTATCAATAACGTGTCACTGAGAGGCTCAACGCAACACAATTAACTGGTATCAATTTGGGTTAGGGAATTCCCTACATGAATATTGAGTTTTAAATAGGCACAAAAAAACCCCCACAGATTTCTCTGCAGGGGTATTGATAGTTAAGCTATTATGTCGAACATGTCCTCTAACTTCTTATGAAGCTTGTCTTGATCTGGACCATATAAAGTCTGGTTCTTTTCCAAGATAGTTCCAGCTTTATTTAAGTACTCTAAGAATAACTCGTTAGGCGTTCTAGGCTCTGCTCTTTCGGGCGAACCTTCTTGTTCCTTCTTTAATTGTTTTCTAAGGTCCTTAATCTTACTGCCGATCATTTTACCTAGATTGCTTTTACGAAGCTTGTCCACGTCATTTAGTTCCTTAGTCGGTGTTTCCCAACAAGTTCTATCAGTATGGCTGAAGCCCTTAGTAATAGCCACCCTAACACTTTCATAGTATTCTGGGGTGCAAGTAGACAAACTGTCCTTAGTGTTGGGGCTAAGTAAATCGGTCCATTTCTTTTTAAGCTCACGTAAAACTTGAATAAGCTTAGTGCCGTTCTTAACGTCAGCAATGAGTGCTTTCTCAAATGCGGGTTCAATGTGATCAATGGTAGTCGCTATAAAATTTGTCATGGTATAGTTCCTTTGTTTATTCGGATGTGCTTGATTGCTGTTCCGATAAAATCAATATAGCATAACTTGTTACTGTATAGGATGGATAGGTGGCATTAGATACAATAACAAGTTAGGGAATTCCCTAACAAAAGACCATACCCCACCCCCATGCCCCACTTTACATATTTGTGTGTACGCGTATGTATATATACTAATTTACTCAAATATTTTCGTTTTCCCTGAGTTTGACCCCACCCCCTCTATATAGGGAGACCCCCCCATAGCAATTCTAAATCGCTTTACAAAAAAATTTTTTTCACTATATATTGAGTTGCGTGGTTGTTTTCAAAGTGAGTCGCACCTGATTTGAGTCGCAACCGCGCACCAACGGTTAACAACCTGCGAGTGAAAATGACTATAACAGTAGAACCCGAAATGGGAGTTCCGTTAGATACTGTAAAACCTTCTATTGATTTGAAGGAACGTACCGCTACCGCTGCTAATACGGTTAAGGAACTAGAAAAACACGGGTTAGATACCACTGTTAATAAGGAATCCAAGGATATTGCCTCTAAGATATCAACAGCTTATGCAGAGGACCCTGGTAAAACTTCAAAGAAAGTGTCTCATAAGAAACTTGCAACCCTAACACCCGCTTCAATTATACTAACAAACAGTATTATACAGGAGTTTGGGCGGTCTGTAGTAGAAAATTCCTTACAAATTCGCCACCTTGTCACTAATAAACTGCTTTTAGAGACAGATAACCCCGATCCGAGGGTGAGAATACGTGCTTTAGAGCTTCTAGGTAAGATATCAGACGTAGGATTGTTTGCAGAGAAGTCTGAAGTTACTGTAACTCATCAGTCAACGGATGATTTGAGAGAGAAATTACGTTCAAAACTAGCAAAACTAGTAAATCCAGAGGAAGAAACCGAAGATGCCGTTGTTATTAACGGTGAATCTATAGATATAGAGGAAGAATTAGGGCTAAAGGACAACAATGAGCGCAGTTAACTCTACATTAGACTTCTCTGAGACTGAAATTCAGGTTATGTTGGATAATTTAGACCACTATACCCCTGACGAGGTGGCAGAAATTGATAGAATGGTCGATGAGTTAGCCACTCGCGGTAAAAACCA